TTTATACAAAATCCTGCCATCGCTGACATTCTGTGGCTCAATCTTATAGAGAATATAAGTGTTGTCGTTTTCATAGCTGATGATATAGCTTTTCTTTTTATCGTCTGGCAGAACGCCTTGTTCTTTCAAATAATCAAGCACATATCGCCTTGCAATTTTCTTTGCGGTAACAACATCAAACGCATATGTTTTGCAGACATACTTTCCCTCGGAATCCATCGCTTTGAAATCATACACACTGAATGGATCGCTAGTCCACTCTCCAATTGGCGGTACTTTGCCACAATCATTGCACTCAATTATCGTTGCGTAGTTTCCAAGTACGATTTCATAGTCGTGCAGTTCATCATTCATCTTGACCACCTTTCAGTTCTGCGGATTCATATTAAGTTTTCTGTCTCCACAGAATCCTCTTCTGATAACATTGCTATGCTCAAGTCTATATGTATCTTGGCTATAAACATACCTCTGCTTATACCGTTCTTGCTTAAACTCCTTCTCATGCTCGTAAATGAAATCGCTATAAGCTTCTTTGGTTTCATCGTCTGGCAAGTCAAGTCCAAGCGCTTCACATATTGATGTCACATAGTCAATTTGTTTCTCTGTCGGTTTCTCTGCCATCATCTTGTTTCTCCTCATGTTTGCCACAACCGTTATAAAACCATGTGTACCTCTTCTTTTGGGAGCAGAAGCCATCGCACCATCGACCATATGTATCAGCCGGAGACTTGACGAACTTCCGCTCCGTGAAGTAAGCACAATACTTACATATCTTCCTGTTCATCGAATTGCTTCTTGAACCCATGCACCACGACTCGGATTGCCGTTGAGACGATAATTAAAACCAACATCACCAGAACAACAGGCCAGAAGAAAATGACCGTATAATAGTTGCCCTCTTCTGGATCAATGTCACCGACTCCGTTAATCACAGCACCACAGGCCAGATACAGCATCACACAACCAATAATCTGCCAAATACTCATATTGACCACCCCTTATAATCCGTTCTCAAGTATAGCTTTGACATACTGCATAAACATCTTCTCTGGAAAATACTTAGCGGTATAGATGTCATCAATTTCGATAAAGAATATGACAAGACCGACTGTTATTAGAACCGCTCCGATAGCATATACAGCGATCGTAAATCCTTCGTCATACCATGCATCCAACTTCTTTTTCTCTTTGGCATATCCATATGTTGCAATAATCGCAATCACAGAAACCGCAATAATAACCGCCCATATGATCGCCCACATCGTAGAAGAGTGAATCTCATACTCGGCAATCTTGGGAATATAGTTCTTGCAACCTTCAGCAATCATGTCAACTACTTCTTTAATCTGATTGTTATCCATATGTCTCCTCTCACCATCTCATCCAAACAATCTTGCCACACTTACTGCACTTATAGCTGAGAGCATTGCCACAGCCGATCTTTTTACTGGCTCGATTGTACTCAGTGTCCATCTCAACAAAATTGTGCTTGCAAAAATACTGCTGCACCCATCTGATTAATTTTTTGATTCTCTTAAACATCCTTTAGGTTGTACTCCCTTATCAATTTCCTGTCGAAGTAAGGATTATGCGCTCCGTAAGGTCTCTGGATAGCACCACCGCAATAAACGCAGTAGCAATACTTCGGGATCTTCCTGGAACAGTTGTAAACATCAATGCTTTTGCCACAATGAGGACAGATTTCCTCTTTGCACCGATTAGCCGGAATGTACTTCTCAAATGTCTTGCCCAGAAGCTTAGAACGGCAAACCTTAATAGCCGGAATAGCCTTAATAGCGAACTCACGCTCCTCGGCGGTAGCACCTTGCTTATTGCATAATCGCAAAACTCTCATTACTTCCGCTTTGGTCGTATAGCGGATAGTCTTAGTGTCAAAACCGTTAATGTGGACTTCCTCATAACTCATCTCAAGTACCTCTTGCCTCAAACATCTCACAACGATCCACACTGCCATTGACCAGACCGCTCATGTATGTCATGATGCCCTCATCTTTGGCGAAAGCAGTGCAGATGAATCCATCCATCTTCTTGTGTTCCACACTATTGAGAGTGTAGTGATAGTTCTCAGCCGGATAGTGATGTTTACAAGCATTGCAATTGTCCGGCACACAGCCTTTATCAGTAATCAGCATCGGTACTCCTTTCAAGCAGTTCGACCATTTTTTCCAACAGCGCAATCTGCTTATCAAGTTTGTCATTGATTTCAATCATCTTGTCCAACTGAAGCCACTGGTACGGTGTCGCACGAACTACATGGCCTTCACTGTCACGAATCAGAATGCCGTTAGTGTGATGAATAAGATTCTCTTCACTCATTCTCTGCCCACCTCTTGTCACTTACATCATGAGCCTCTTTGACGGCATCAAGAGTTTTCTGATAATTTTTGACCGTAACCCTCTCATCGACAACCAGAAAGTTCATGCCGATTGATGTCAAAACGTGAATCGCATCTCTGATGTCAAGAAGAGCCTTAACCTTGTCCTCTTCAACTTTGATCTTCGCTTCTTCCAGTTCTATCATCTTCTTCTGGTAAAATTCTTCCTTCATGTATTTCCCTTTCTTCTGTGAGTCCTAACAGCCAGTCTACTGATACTCCGAATGCCATTGAAATCCTAATCAGCGAATAGGCTCTGGGATCGACATCTCTGACCATGTACGATTGCAATGTTGAGTATGGCAGTCCTGTCCGTTCTTCAATGGTTCGCCATGTTATGCCGGACTCGTCTTTTAACAGAATCATCCTCTCTCGGAAGGCGGTTCTCATTTCTGCACCACGCTTTCAAGTTGGTCTTCGGTAGCAGTCAAATACAAGCCACTCATATCATACTTGATGCGATACCTTGTTCTTTCGCTATCAATGTTTATTGACTTGATTGTGAACACATCAATCTTGAAATCGTATCCACTGTCCTTGACATACACCTTCTCGCCAATGTCAAACTTAGTCCTCATGTTGACTCTCCTTCCATTAAGCTTACGGCCTTGTTGAGATACCAACTAGCCTTCTTGATGTCCTCGTCACCATTCTTGGCATTATGTCTCCAAAGGTACTTGAAAGCATTACAGATGCAGAATTGCTTAGTGGCTTCAACTCCCTGGGTCTCCCTCATAGCATCAATGCACTCGATAGAGTATTTCTCGTAGTGCGGTGGATGCGAAACCATGTCCACAACATCGGCAGTGTATCCGGCATCTTCAAAAGCTTTGATCGCCTCTTCATAGTCAGCATCGGTAAGTTCGTCATTAGACTGACTACAAACCTTCAAATCACAACAAGGGCAACTATCGCAGTCTAACCTCTTGCACAGAACATCAAATTTGTGCATCAATTCTTTGTTTAATTTAGTCGCAACTGGAATCTGTTCCATCTTTCACCTCGGTCTGCCAGTAGCAGCTTGTACAATCCTCGTTAGGGCATCTCTCAGGGCAGTTATCCTTATGAGGACAATCACAGCAACGAAGAGAATACTCATGGTCACCACACTGACAGTCATTGAACATACACAGCTTCATTTGTTCTCCTCTCGATTCAGTTCGTCAGCCATCTCTCTTGCCCACGGCTCACAGTCAAACTGACCTCTGCGCTCACCAGTGATCTTGTTCTCAACAAAGTAAGTAAGAACACCCCTCACATAATCACAAGTAACAGTCCACATATTTATCCCCCTCAGATTCTTAAATCGCCCACGACTCTGTGCTTCTTGGCGTGAATCTCACCAATCATGTCAATGCCAACCTCATCACTGCACTCTTTGAAGATGTCCAAATCCTCAAACAAAGATTCGTTATACAACTCCTGTGTCCATGCGATGATGTCTGCAATCTTATCCTGGTCGAAGCCAAAGTGACGATGCAGAACCAGTGCGAATGCTGCATAGTTGCGAGGAACAATATTGTCCACAGCATCAGCAATCTTAGCTGTGTTGTCCTCAAGATCCTTATACTGTCTGGCATGACTTCTCATAATCTGTCTGCCAGTCTGGTAGTATGTCTTTCTGCTCATTTTCCTACCTCTGCTCCCGAAACACCGTCACATCTGATTGCGAACTCAAGTCCGGCGATACGGCCTTCAAGTCTTGCGATTTCTTTTTCTTTGTACTGAATGTGGCAACTCAACTCTTGAACTTGCATTTTTAAGTCTTTGTTTTCGCTTTCAAGTTCTCTGCACACTTGCTCATAGTTTGGTCTTGAAGTTTCTTCGCTCATTTTTCCACCTCGTCCGTAATCATAAACCAATCGAGATTTCGATAGAACTGAACATCATACTCACTGTTCCAACACGAGATCCCGGCATAGTGTTTGATGCGGATGTCGTTGGTCGGAAGAGTCCAGTTGTTTGCATTGTAGTCACTCGGCATCGGCAAAATGTGTCCTTGGCATAGATAGTTGAACACATCCTGTTCGACCCACGGATATTTGTTAGCATTAAGTTCAGCTATAACCTCATCAACCTTACCTGTTTCTCTCAGCATCTTTAGGTTGTACAAAGCAACACCAGTGTTGGTGTAGAGTGTATCCCACCTAGTTCTGTGAGGTTCGATGCTTGCAGAGAAGTAATATCCATCCAAGTCACGCTCCCACAACTCAGTGATGTCACCCACGATAAGTGTGTCGCAATCCAGAGAAAGTACAGTGTCAATGTCTTCTGGAAGAACCTTTGCCAAAGCTACCCTCATCATTGCAAGGTAGGTAAACTTTGACCTCATATTCACAGAGTCCTTCGGGAAGAACTTCTGATCGCTGACATTTATGGTTTTGACATTTGACGGCAACCAAAATGGGAATTTGTCATCCTCAATCAGCAGATAAATCAAATCAGGCTTTCCGTTCTTCAGCATCGACTTGACTGCCGGAATTATGTCGGGATATAGGTTTCTTGATCCTGTGTAAACCGCTACTCTCATTCTGCCCACCCCCTCTTCTGTAAAGGCTCATAATGCGAACAGCACACAATGTTATCGTTGCCCTTACCATCACCGAAAATGACATCATGAATTTCGGTTGTACACTCTGGATAGTCATGTTTGCAAGACTCGCAAAGATGAACTTTGTTTCCAACTATGCTAAATTCAACTTTTTCAAACGCTAATCTCATTCAGTTCTCCTCTCATACTTTTCGCAACTCTCACTGCGATGAGACAAACAATGTTCCATAAACTCACAGTTTCCGTAGTATTCGGATTCCTGTGTCCAGTGTTTACAGTTCTTGCATCGCTCGTCATCCATTCCAAACGATTCCCTTACTTCCTGTCGGATTTCTGCAAGGTGCTTTTCGATTCGCTGTTCTCTGCCATGCTTGGTGAACCACTTGGCTTTAAACTCATCTCTTGCTTCATTCCATGTACCACCGCCATAATCGCCGGACAGATACCACTCACGATCATGAAACAAATCGGCAAGGTCTTTAACCAGTTCGTCAAGTTCCTTATCGTCAAAATCGCCTACATGGTCTTGCAGCTTATAGCAAAAATAATCAAGACTTCCACCGCTCATTCTGTCTCTCCCATAATCTCTTTCACATAAGGCAGTTCTTTCAGTTTCTTGATGAACTCATCCCACTCAAACATCTTGTGTCCGGCTCTCTGGTCGATGATGTTGAACACATTCTCATAGTTCATGGTGACCGTAGCCTTGATGTTGTAACCCATAGGAAGAAGATCAATCATGGCTCTCCAATACTTGCGCTCATGTGTCTCGTTGAACAGGACTCTCAACCTCTCAAGTTCCTGGAGAACTGTGTAGAAGGTATCAAGTGTTCTGCCACCAACCTCATAAATACCCTCGTGCGAGAAGTCTGACGGATCGAAACTCTTCACATGGATTCTGTGCATCTTAGAACCGCTATTGCGGACAGTGCCAACCTTATAGGTGTCCAACTGTGCCCAGAGCGTGTGGTTTGTTGTGATGTCCATGCCGACATAAATCTGTCTCGCATACTTCCTGTGCGAAGACCCGGCCTTGTAGAGCCTGTGCATCAATCCCAAGTCATTCTCGCCAATGATGTATGGATGATTTGGATCGTAAGCATCATAGTAACTGTCACTCTTGTCATGGCTATTCAGCGCATTACGCATGGCTCTTACAGCGGTTTCAAATCCGGCAACCTCAACCTCTTCAACTCTAATCATTCTTTTCTCCTCTCAAGGCAGTACACCCCGAAGAGCGTACCGCCAAACCATATTCCTAGTAGTAATCCTAAAATAAATCCTATCATAAACTCATGTCGTATATCATACGGATAGTATAATTAACTATAAAAAATGGGTAAAAAAATATAGCCTAGTCATGATCCTTGGTCTCAGGACACTCATCGGTATTTTTGAAGTGCATCCATGATGTCAACGGAAGTTTTTTTGCTATCGCTTCTCTTGCCAACTGCGCTCTGAAGCAGTCCTCTGGACAATCCTCAGTACAATCAATGCAGTGTGCGTAATCGTGATTCATGTTGTCACCCCCTTATAAGGCTCCATCGGCTTGCACCATGCAATCACGTTGCTAAGAGGAGCAGGACTGCCCTCAATCCATACAACCCATCTGCCCTGATACCAACTTGCCCAATCAACAAATCGTCCTGTCTCAGCTTCAAATGTTGCCCAGTAATCATCGTCCTCTGTGGGAGTATCCTGTTCTACTGGTATCCAGTGCGGTTCGGGGTGAACAGTGTCCTGTGCATCAATCAACTGTGTAAGCACCAATGCTCCGCCAGTATGTCCAAAGTTCCTTTCGAGGACTTCCTTTAGTTTGTCCGCATCAATTGCTCTCACTGTTCTCTCCTTTCTGTCTCATATCCGCTCCGCAGTTCGGACAAAAGTTTGTACTTCCTCGTCCTGCATTAACTCCGTCAAAATCAAGGTAGTTTCGGCACTGGTCGCAGTAATAAACCCTGCCCCATCTTGCTGTTTTTATCCAGTGTCCTGTCTTTCGTTCTGGCTGTGCGGATGGCAACTCTCTCAAGGCATCAACCGCATGACCATAACCAAATGCTCTGTCCAGTGCTTCAGAACGGCGCACCGCCTCAATCACCGCCTGTCTGCTTATCAACTCCATAACGCACCTTTTACCTTTCGCTCGATCTCATCGCAAACCTTTGTCAGCAGTACCTCATAAGGTTCGTGTGTGTACTGGTCATCCACTTCTTTGCAGACTTTTCTTTCACGCCCCATCGCCGCGAGGAAGATTCTCTGCTCTTTGTCGGTAAGTGGTTCGATTTTGGTGCCAACCTCTGCCAAGTTCGTGCCAAGTAACTCTTCCATACCGTTGTATCTGTCGTAGTGGTCACTCATCGTCTCTCCTCTCTCCATCTCTGCAATAGTGATAATCGTCAACCACCTCTGCCTTGCCGTTATAGTGGCAGTACCTATCGCCATAAATCGCATCGTATTCGGAATACTGACACTCGTAACAATGAACTATCTTCATCTCTGCAACCGCCTGACGGATGACTTTGGTGAATCTGTGGCAGCAATGTTGCTTTTGGTCATATTCCTTGCAGTCGGTACACCATTCAAAGGACTCTTCTGCTTGAATCTGCTTCTCGATAGCTTTTACCGCTATGTCAAGCGCCTCTCTCTGAATCCTAGTGCCACCATTTATACCGCTTAAATAAAGCCAATCTTGCAGATTCCTAATCACCGTTATGGCTTCTTTAGGTGTCAGTTCCATCCTCAACCTTCCTTTCCGGCAGTGCCAGGATTACAGAGATGGGAGAATACAAATAGTTGACAACAAATCCCTCACAATTAGCGTTATCATAGTCAACATCCCATTTGATAGGGCAATGTTCGCAGTCATCGGCATATTCGCAAAGGAAACAACTGCAAGTAATATACTCGCCAGGAAAGTGCTTCATACACCATTTGCGCTTGAAGCTCAATCTTTCGGCAGCACTCGGCTCATCGCCAAGTTCCTTCTGCATATCGCCCCACATCTGGCGGTGATACTTCAAAGCCTCTTCTCTTGTAAGCTTCATCTCTTCCTCACTTTCCTGTCACAAACCTCTCAAGAAACGCCTTGACCTTACTGAGATCAACCCTAGCACTAGCAACACACTGGTTGATGCCACTAAGCCTCTGGTCAATGCTTGCAGTAGCCTTACGGTTAAAGCCAATCTCTTTCTTAATGTCCGGTAGATGAGAAGTATTGTTGTTGACTTCCTTAGTCTGACCAAGGATCTTGTCCAGAAGCGCAACAGCCTCGGCATTTTTCGTAGGAATCGGATTAGCCAAAGCACTTCTGATGTCACCCAGAATCTTGTTGGTCGTATCAATCTTTGCGCTCAAATTATCAACAGCAAGCCTGAGATCACTATCATCGTGATAAGGGTTAGCCGGAGTTATAACAGGACTCGGAGCAACATTAGTCACAGGAGTAAAAGCCTTGGGCGGTTCGTCAACCTTGTAGGTATCAGCGTTGAGCATGAACCCTACGCACAGTTTGGTGTAGTTGTTAGTCTTCATAGCACCGATGTCAGCACTAGAGTCATAACCCTCACGCTTGCAGTGATTCTTGTACAGCCTCTTGGCGGTATCCCAGACTGTTGATGTCAGTCCGCATCCTCTGAGGATCGCTTCGTAGTTCATTCCTACAGCCTCGGCTCTCTGCCTTGTTACGCCCTCAATTTCCAATTTGAAATAAGTTACATCAGCCATTTTGTTTCTCCTTTCAGTTATTTATGCGCCAGTGCTACCAAAGCCATTCTCGCCACGGTCTCCGGCTTTAATTTCATCAACAATCTCAACCTCATCTGTGATGCAAGGCATGACTACAAGCTGAGTTACCTTGTCACCTTTGCCCAAAAAGACGATTTCATCAGAATGGTTGAAAACCTTACACCCGATTGTTCCGGCGTACCCATTGTCAATAGTTCCAGTAGTCTTGATTCCTCTCTTGGACATAAGACCCGATTTACTGGTCAAAAGGCCAACATAGCCATCTGGAATCTCAACTCTAACCTTGAGGTCAACAAACACGGACGAATGAGGATAAACCACAATGTCCTCAGGAGTCCTTAAATCAACTCCGGCATCAGTTTTATGTTCTCTCACAGGGGCAAAACCGCCCTCATCTACTGCAAATTTCAAAACATTACTCCTTCCTCTCGATGATCGTAACTGTTCCCTCAAACACTCCCCATTCGGAGTCTTGTGCAAAGGTATGAATCTCAGCCTCTTCGTCTTCTTTCATAGGTCTTGTCAGATACCAGAGCGAATCATCTTTCCATGTGATTTCCTCAAGCTTCTGATTAGCCGGAAGTTCGACTTCCATCGAACCGCCAAAATTCTTTGTTGTGGCATGGCATCCTGTCAGATACATAACCGCAAGTGCCATTGCGATGATTCTCTTAAACATAATTCCACCAATCCTTTTTAATGTGATGTAACCGCTGATACTGTCTGTCCAACTCCCAGACGATCAATGCTGAGTAGCGTTTGGCGTATTCCTTGACCGATGAATCCCATTTATCATAGCCAATGTCACTAGCCATCTTGATAATGCGATTCCAGTCACCGTCAGTCATCTCTTCCGCAAAAACCTTCTTCGCAGAATCCTGGAAGACCTTAAACACCTTATTGCCAACATCTTTAGCATCAGATAAGTAGGTATCAGCATCTCTAATCCTCGGAAGTTCCTCTTCACAAATCTTGGTGTAATCATTGACATAATCCTCAACATTAGAGCCTTTATACTTGTCTCTCAACTGCTCAAATGCCAATTTTGGATTCTGACCAGTGGTTGCACTCGTTTTAAATACCGCCCAGGCTTCTCCTGTGGCTCGTAGAGCGGTTTTTATGTATTTCTCCATACATTTACCCTAGTCGAACGGAAGTCCGCTTAAATCGTCTTCTACGGCTTTGAAATCGGCAAGCGTGGGTAGCTGCTCTTCCGGGGCATCACTGCACCAACCATAGATGATGTTCTCGCTCTTCTCGTTCTTGAGTCGTTTAGTCTCAGTTTCGTAGTACAGCGGAATGAAAACATCTTGATTGCCACCATCACGATCCTTGACTATCTCGACAACATTAGTGCCATCGTAAATCGGATTGTCCTCTTTCCAACCGAACATATCCTTGGTAAATCTCTTAAAATCGTTGTTATTGCGATGAACAATGAAAGCATCGTCAACAGCATTGCCCAAATCTCCGCTGCCAGATATGTCATCGAATCTAAGGAATCCCATCGACTTTCTTGGATGTGCCACAAAAGCTATGTGAACACCTCTGTCTTTTGCCAGAGAGCAAAGCCTCAACACGAATTGCGTCTGAGCATCCCATTTGTTTTCCGACAGTCCGCTGATGTTAAATGCCATCAAATTGTCCAGAATCAGAAGATCCAGTTTATGTTCATCAATCGCCTTCTCAAACTCAGCAATAATCTCGCAGAAGTCGTTGCCGTAGTCGTTGTTGTACAGCCACAAGTGATTGCCCATCCATGATGCGATTTTCAACTGTGTGGCATCGTCAACATAGTAATAGCCGTCATACCTTGTAGGCTTGACATAACTCTTTCCGGCAGCTTGCAGATTCATCCACTTGCTGAAATTCTTAGGAGTCAACTCACCAGAGTAAAAGCCAACATTGTTGCCGTCCTGTCTGGCATTAAGTCCTATCTCTGACAGCAGTGTTGATTTTGCACTTCCTCGGAGTCCGCTCCACACGGACACATGACCTTTTTTGAGTCCTCTCATCTTCTGGTCGATGACCTCAATGCCTGTCCTGACGAATGTTTCCTCTGGTTTCTCCATGTCGTGAATCATCTGCATGGTAAGGAACATCGGAGTACCGTCTGTAGGCTTCTCAGCGACCCTCTGAGGCGGTTTCATGTGCCGATTGTAAGAATGATACATCCTCTCACTTCGGACGGCTTCTCGCCTCTCGTAGGCGTTTGGCTCGTAGAACTTGCGGAAGTCAGACCAGTGATAAGAACTGCAACTGTCATGGAGACA